CCCTCTCTACAAATCCAACCGCAAGGGCAACCGCAAGCCGGTTACCTACGCATACGGAGTGGAGTATGTAGAGTCCCAGTACGAGACCATGCGACGCGACGGGCTCGAAGCTGACGACTGTCTCGGCATCGTAGCGACAGGTGACATCAAGGGACTGCGCGGTGACAAGGTAGTGTGCTCCATCGACAAGGACATGCGCTCCTTCCCGTGTCAGCTTTTCAATTGGAATCATCCTGAAGAGGGCGTGCTCCAGATAGCAGAGGTTGACGCTGACTTCTTCTTCTTCATGCAGATCCTCACGGGTGACTCGGTTGACGGATACCCGGGCGTGCCCGGAATTGGACCAGTGAAAGCGGAGAAGATCCTCACCGAGTGCGTAGTGATCCCGCCGGCCAAGACAGGCGTGGACTCCTACTTCAACAAGACGTTGGCGTGGGAGCTGATCGTTGAGGCATATGCCAAGAAGGATCTTACAGAAGCGGACGCACTACAGCAGGCGCGTGTTGCACGCATCCTGCGCGCCACTGACTACGACTTTACCACCAAGCTCCCGATCCTGTGGACCCCACTAGGCGATGCGTAGTGGCAGGGCACACACCGTGGAAAGAGATCAAGAGGAAGCGACTTTCAAAACGAATCAAAGAGGAGAATCCGATGGACGTTGAAGAAGTGAAACGAATAGCTAAGCAGTTTGAGGTGCTGGAGAGAGCACGAGAGAATGCGGCGGCAAAGGAGGAGGTGATGTCTCCCGCGTACCACACCTCATACCACCGGCGCATGACCCCGGAAGAGATCGCTGAGATTGACCGCCGCGTCCGACTGGACCAAGCTGAGAAGATCTGTCACCCCACCCCGACCTCCAAGACTCCCGAGGAGATCAAAGCGAAGTTGGCCCACGTTACGCTCTCCAACTGTGAGCCGATGACTGCCACCAAGGTGAGGGAGTCGTTCAAGCACGGTCCCGTAGGTGGGGAGAGTACCCCTCCCTTCGGATGCCACGAGGATTCAGTGGGTGTGTGGGGTGGTGCTCCCGAGGTGACGAAGGACGAGATCATCGAAGGACACGAGGCGACTATCGCTTATTGGAAGCGCATCGCCGAAGACCTCAAGGAAGAGATCTCTCGCCTTGACGGTTGCATTGACGACTGGCGTGGGCGAGAAGAGTACCTCATGGCTCAGGCCCACGAGCTGAGAGTAGCTCTTGCGGATGCCGAGCGAGATGTCCACGAGCTGAGGAACCCCCTCGACATTCTGAAAGCAGACCGACCGTTGACCAAGGAAGAGTTGGACGGAGCGATGGAGGTTATTGAGCTTGACGCGGACGTAGTGGACACACTCTGCCAGATGAGTCTCAAGACTCTGTTGGACGATGTTGCCAAGCCGTTGCTCACCGACTACCCGCTCCGCAAAGATCCTGTCGACCGCCTCGCCGAAGAGTTTGGTAAGGCAAAGGCCGAAGCACTCGACCGTGAGATCATGGCACAGCAGGCCAAGAGGCGAGAGAAGCTAGCCAAGGAAGGAACGCCGGAGTGCCACGGAGACGGTGAAGTCTACGGGCGAGGTCCTGCTCTTGAGGGTGAGCGTGTCACATATGGCTTCTCCGATGAGGAAGATCTCATCAACTCACCCTCCCACTACAACCAGTTTGGCCTCGAATGTATCGACGCTATCAAGCTGGCTGTGGGAGAGGAAGGCTTCGTGGGCTATTGCCACGGCAACGCTTTGAAGTACCTATGGCGGGCAGAATACAAACACAGCAAGCGACAAGATCTTGCGAAGGCTGCGTGGTACTGTCGTATGGCGACAGGAGATGACCCCCGTGACGAATAACGGAAACGGCATGACCCCGGAAGAGATGTCTCTCATCAAGCTCAACGTCACGTTCGACCGTGGCCTCGACATAGATGGGAGGACACTCTATATCTTTGATGGGATCGACGAGAACATGAGCGAGAACATCGTGATGGGATTGAACTTCCTGTCCCGCTCGGATGGTCCGATCACCATTATCATCAACAGCCAAGGTGGCTCGGTGTCAGATATGTTTGCCATCTACGATACGATGCAGGCGTGTACCGCTGAGATCACAACCATCGGGATTGGGGAGGTGTGCTCTGCCGCCGGCTTGCTGCTGGTGGGTGGGGACTACCGCCTCGTGTCGAGGAATTGCCTCTTCATGGCTCACCAAGTTCAAGGTGGGTACAACGATGAGGAGCCGCTCAACGTGGCCGAGGTCCAGATTGCTGCCACCCGCATGTGCTGGAATCGCTGGGCGAAGTGCATGGCGAAGCACACCGCTCGGTCTGAGAGCTATTGGAACGGTCAGCTCCCGAAAGAGAGTGAGCTGTGGCTCCCAGCAGAGAAGATGATCCTCAAGAAGAACCTGATTGCTGACGCCATCTGGGAATGATTCATCGGAGTAGAGCCCCAGTGTCGGCTCCTTCGCGCCCCGGTCTCCATCTCTCCCCTTGTGGAGGCCGGGGCAGATTTTTTCGATTCCGCCGAGATGCAACCTCGTGGTGCTAGAGCAGGAGCTTGCTGTAGTGGCAGGAAACCGCATCCACAATCGGCCTGTGCTGCACGATCTTTTGGAATAGGTACCAGAGTGAGGGGCAATACCACCCATGTTTACAGGCTCCTTGCTGGCGTGTGAGGCGCGCTCTCCTGCTCGTAGGAGCATGGGATCTCTACTAGAAGAACGACCTATTCACAAAAGTTACCTACTAAACACAGAAAGGAGTCACATATGTGTGGAGGTGGAGGAGCACCCAACCCCCCGAGGAAAGATCCGCCGCCGGCTACGCCGCCGCCCGAGCTGCTGCTGGACAAAGCCGGATCTGAAAAAGCAAGCCAACAGAAGGGACGCCGCCGACGCCAAACTGGCCGAAGCGCACTGGTCACCCCCGGCCTCAACATCGGCTCCGCAATTGGTGGAGCGATTGGCTCAGCGCTAGGAAGTCTGGGCATCGGCAAACGTGGCGCAAAGTGACAGGGAGCTGAGTGATGGAAGAAGGCAAAACCAAAGTGGAAGGCGTGGTGAAAGCTGCGTATGACAGGCTGGCAACAGATCGTCAGTGGTATCTGACCGAGGGTAAGAAGTCAGCGGAGCTTACGATTCCGAGCATTTTGGCATCGGATCAGGACGCTTCGCAAATCGTTTCCCGCGGGGCGCCTGAAGATCTCAACGTCCCGTGGCAGTCCATCGGTGCCAAGGGTGTGAGAAATCTCGCCTCCAAGCTGGGGCTGACCCTATTCCCTCCCACTGGTTCCTTCATGCGCTACCAGCTTCATCCCCAATTCAAGCAAGAGCTGGAGAAGGAAGGGAATGAAGTCCAGCGCACAGACATCGAGAAGCAGCTAGCCGTCCGCGAGCAGGCCATCATGGATGCCGTTGAAGCTGCCAACGTCCGCACCAAGGCCGATCAAGTCCTCCGACTCCTGATCGTGACCGGCAACGCCCTCGTCTACTTGCCCCCGTCCGGTGGCATGAGAGTCTTTCCCCTCAACAACTATGTGGTGCGCCGTGACTTCACCGGCAACTTGGTCGAGTGTATCTATTTGGAGCTGCTCGACAAGGCTACCCTACCTGACAACCTGAAGAAGACCCTGATTGACGCCGGCGCCGAAGAGATGGACGGCGAGCTGGTCATCAAGGACGAGAAAAAGAACCTTGCATGTTCAGTCTACACCCGCCTCCAACTCAGCGGGAAGCACTTCAAAGTCACCCAAGAGATCGACGGCAACACCGTTGACTTGGAAGGTAAGGACAAGATCAAGACGGAGAAGATGCCTTTCCTAGCACTCCGCTTTGTCACCATTGACGGCGAAGATTATGGCCGAGGCTATGTGGAAGAGTACCGCGGCGACCTGCGCTCACTCGAAGAGTTGCGCAAGGCCATCGTGATTGGCTCGCTCAACGCAGCAAAGCTCACCCCGATGATCGCTCCCGGCTCAGTCGTCACCCCGAAGAAGCTCATGGAATCCCAGAATGGTGAGGCCATCTTTGGTCGACCTGACGACGTGACCATGCTCCAACAGGGCAAGCACGCAGACATGGCGGTGGCTGACCGCACGAGTGGCGAGATCAAGGGCGACCTGTCCGCTGCTTTCCTACTCAACTCTTCCTTTCAACGTCAGGCTGAGCGGGTCACCGCTGAGGAAATCAGACGGATGGCAGAGGAACTAGAGGACGCCCTCGGTGGCATCTACTCAGTATTGAGTCAAGAGCTACAGCTCCCCATTGCCATGCGAACCGAAGACAGACTCGTCAAGGAAGGCTCCTTGCAACCCTTGGAGCCAGCAGATGCAGTCAAGCCCATCGTCGTCACCGGCCTCGCAGCCATTGGCAGAGGGCACGAGTTCAACAGGAACCGAGAGTTCTTCGCGTTCCTTGTGTCAGAAGTGATGCCTCTCAAACCAGAGATCGGCACCTACCTCGTTGACAGAGACATCCTCGACCGTGCTGCCATTGGCCTCGGCGTTCCCACAGATGGGCTCGTCAAGTCCGCGGAAGTGATGGCACAGGAAGCGCAGCAGGCACAACAGCAAGCGCAGCAACAGCAAATGCTTGAACTCGCAGGACCCGAGCTAGCAAAGGCGGGCGCTGCGGAACTTACTGCCAGCGGGACCGCTGGTATGCAGGAAGCCGCACAAGGCGGCGACTCACAATAACAAAACATAGAAAGGAGATTCATTGTAATGGGCAGACCTACAAAGAATGAATCCAAAGCGAGCGGCAGTACACTAGCCGACGATCCGACCGTGGAGTCGGGTAAGGAAGCAGTAGGAGTAGCGGGAGCGACGGACGCGCCCAACACTCAGGCCAAGCGTACTCGGACGTTTCGCGGACAGACTTGCGAAATTCTCAAGACGACTAAGAACACACGGACAGGTGCTATCTACGACCTGCTTGCCTACAAGCGAACCGTGACCAACCGCCACACTGGCGAGGTCACAGAAGTGATCGTTGGCAAGAAGCTCCGCCGCCCCAACACGGGCGTGGTTGCGCTTCCCAAAGAAGTCGTGGTTGAGGAGTAGATAAATCATGGGCAGACTAGAGCACACTGAAGAAACCGCTGCGGCGGCAAAGGAAGCGGCGGTTGCTAACGCGCCCGCTGAATCCAAACCCGAAGTCACAGAGGAAACTCCGAAGACTGAGGAAACTGAATCAATCATCCCCGGCGAAGATCCCGGAGACCCTGACGCTGAAACCGAAGAGGTGACAGACGAAGACACAACGGAAGACAAGCCAGAAGATGAGGACAAGGCCGAGGAAGATAAGACCCCCGAGGCTAAGTTCGACGCAGACTATCAAGGATGGACCAACGAATTTCTTCGAGATGGTGCTCTCAGTGATGAGACCCGCCTTGATGTGATCGAAAAGGTCTTCCATGAAGGCGTACCCACAGAGCTGAAAGAGCAGTTTATTCAGGCTTACGAAGCTGGACTGGTATCTATTCAGTCAGTCGCAGTGAATGAAG